GCTATTGGCAAATGTAAAAAGTTCTTCTAATACCGTTTCGACATTTGTTCCTGTGAAATGAGCGTTTATATCTTCTACCGATATGTTAGAAGCGTTATGTGCGTCTGTCGCATCTTCCGCCTTATGTGTCTCAAACTCTTCAACGGATGGAGCTACTTGCACCCACTGACTGCCATCCCAATATTTCTGTTTCGCCATTTTCTCAACTCCTTAATTTGTATCAATCCAGATTAGATTTTTGTTTGTTGGTGCGGTGGTTCCCGCGTGATACGGTTTGTCTATCATTGCATTCCATGGACCCCAAGATGTATTGCTCACACCAACTCTCCAACAAGGTAAGCCATTTCCATAAGCGGTTTGTATAGGATATCCCCCACTTGAATCAGTCCATGGCGTATGGGTTGTCACTAAACAATAAGTTCCAGATAAAAAAGCGGATAGTCCCAAAGTGGTAATGCTTTTAAACTCAGATTGTATTGATGCTCTACCCTCGAATCGTGAGCCAGTGCTCATATAAATCGAGGGTTCTGAGTTAACAGTCCGAGTATCATCACCTGTAATCGATTTATGTGTATGGGTAGATGGAGTAAAGGTAGTCGGCTTATTCAACACATTCACCCATTCCACACTATCCGCTACTGCAGCACCAGCTGGACCTTGTAGATCAACATATTGATAAATTGTGTCTCCTTCAATCCTTACACCAAGTTGAGTGTCATTCCAAATGAATTCTAAATTGTCACCTTGCGGACCCAAAGGACCGATGTGACCAACATCACCGACCTCTCCCTTAGGACCTTGTAAGCCGGTTGCTCCAGTATCACCCTTTAGACCTTGTAGCCCCTGTGGACCAGTATCGCCCGTATCACCTTTAACCCCTTGTATCCCTTGAATACCCTGAGCACCAGTTGCACCAACAGCACCTTTAATGTTTCCTCGAACCGTCCAAACGCTAGCTCCTGTTTTCTCTTGGATATCCCAAGTAGATGTGTTTAGATGTAAATCACCAACAACGCCCAAACTGGTTGCAGGTACGGTAGTGCCCGAGTACCATGTCCTTCCGTCATGTCCGGCTACACCTTCGATTCCTTGTATTCCCTGAATACCTTGAGATCCCGTATCACCTTTCAGTCCTTGTGGTCCAATGGGTCCTGTATCACCCTTATCTCCCTTATCGCCTTTAGGACCTTGAATATCCACAACAGCCATTTGAGCTGAAACTAAAATGTATTGTCCCGCTGATAAACCTTGTTTTAGGGTAATGCCTTTCCCGTCAGCGTGTTCAGTAAATGAGGTCTGCGGTTGCCGTTCACCATTTACAAATAAATTGACTGCCTTTATACCAACAGGATAATTCACACTGTCTGACCAACTGAATGACAATTGACCTTCTGTAGTAATAAATTCTCTTTCAAATAATACATAGGATTGAGATGATCCAGGAGGACCCATTTCCCCTTGATCACCTGTATCGCCCTTTAGACCTTGTATACCTTGTGGACCTGTTAAACCTGTATCACCCTTAGGACCTGTAGCTCCAGTTAAACCGATATCGCCTTTATCTCCTTTAGGACCTGTTAAACCAGTTGGACCTTGAGCTCCGGTATCGCCTTTTGCTCCAGTCAATCCAATCGACCCCTGCGGACCAACATCACCAGTATCCCCCTTTAGACCTTGGGGTCCTTGTAAACCTTGAGGTCCTAAAAGGTCGGAATATCGATAGACGGTATCATCATCACGCTTAACCCCAAGAGATGCTCCATCCCAAATATAATCAAGTCCTACACCATCCGTCCCCGGTGCACCAGTATCTCCCTTCTCACTTTCAGAGACAGGCTCATCTAATTCACGTTTAATTTTCTCGATGATTGTTGGAAGTGGTTGACCAAAAGTTGCATCAAGTTGATAGCCATCTTTTTCTATGATCTCCACAACTTCAGTGACTCGTACATGAGCAGTTCGAGTTTTTTTAGTGTTCTGAACAGTAACAACGTCACCTAGTCGCCAATCAGTCCCATAAATAAATGGTCCATACGTTAAGACCGATGTTTCAAAAGATTCTACTCTTGAATATTCCGCTAACTTTTGCTGACCTCGGTCTAGTAAGTTTCCACCTTCTTCAATGTCTCGAGCGTCAATGTAAATTTCGTTCCTTGATAGGCCACTTGCACTTCCTATAATTACGACTTCACGGGCTGACCCTTCACCTTTACCTGCAACAATTGCGACATTTTTATAATCAATTGTAGATTCAATTACCTTTTGAGATTTGACATTATCAAATTCAGCACTAAATATAACTGGTGGATGAATGTTTTGGGTGATTGTTAAATCACGTCCTTCTACCACGTCATATACGTATGAAGTCCCTTCAAACAAAATTTCCCAACCTAATCCGGATGCAACACTTAACTTTTCTATTTCATCAGCTAAGTTTTTAAAACGTGTTTGATAATAGAAAGAGCTCCCACGATTGAAGTTGGGAGCAAGAGATAGATTCGGTATGATACGTTCTAGCGTCGTTGTGATTGCGTTATTATTAACAAATCGCTTCATTAGTGTTTCAACATTCGAGGTTAAGCCGTCATAAGCGAAACCAGTGGGTGGTATAGTAAATCGTTTAGCGAGTATCCCTTTTAAATCATATCCCCGAACGAGTAACTGATCATCACCTTTACCATTTTCAGATGTATCTTCTTCGATATGCACGATTATGCCTGTTTTATCGCTACCCATACTAACAATTCTTCCCTCTAACAACTCGTCAACGTTTTCCATGTGTTGATTAACAACAATCTGAAACTCTCCTTGCTTGTGCCACCGCTTAGTCCACATACTGCTTTCAAAAGCATCAATTTCTGTTATAAACTCAAACGCTTCAGAAAATATTCGAATCATTCATTTCACCCCGTTTCGTGATTAGACATATATTCATTTTCTATCACGCTGTATCTATCCATATATCTCTAGATGCTGGACTGGTAGGAGCTGTTGTTTGAACATTGATGGTCATTCCACCAAGAGCAGGTGCTTCGGATTGAATCGAACCAATAAAAGCATCCCACTCTTCCTGAAACACATCTGTTGGAACTTGTACAATACTGGAGACCACCCCACATAATGATTGATCTAGCCTCTCATCTGAAACGGTTGCAATTACAGAAGCTCCTGCATTTACTCTAACTTGAGCAAGACTCAATTCATAAATTAGTTCATTACGCTCTAATGGTGGAGCTAAAGGTGTAGTTGCCGGTGCACCTTCTTTAATCACTATTCGAATGTCACGATTGGCAATGTTTCGATTTAATCTAACTACTACACGATCAATACGAGGAAAAGATGCGTTCCCAGTTGTGTGAGTTAAATTAATTGACGTTGTATTTCGATACATATAGCCTTCAATAAATGCAGCACCAATTTCCACATTAGTAACAAGACCAACACCAAGTGCTACTTTTAAAGAGGGTAAATTGTTTCTATAGAACACTCCGTTTGTTAATAGTTCGTGGTAGTATCTCGCAAAATCAGCTGCTGTCACTTCACGATCTGCATTCACTGAATCAAACATAAAAAACTCTTCTGCCATTTATCTCACCTCATTTTTTTATACTGCTAAGTATCTTGGATAAAACCTTATCGTTACTGGAGCTTTCTCATAGTCTTCTCCAGTTGAATAAGTTAATAGGTTGTTTCCTGGATCTAATTGAAAGAATGTGCTTTGAAGATTGATATAGTTAAAAGCATTTGTTCTTGTTTCATCAACTGTAATTTTCTCTACACGTTTCTTTCCAAATGCGGTACTAATCCATAACTTTTCACCAACTAACAAGCTTTGTGCTATTTCAATGAATTTACCAGTTGTTTCGTTTTCGATACGTATAGGTGAAGTAGCAGGACCTTCAAACGTAACTTCAATCGGCGTTGAAGAATCCCCATCATTAACAATAATTCTCGACTTTGCATCCGCTTTTTGATTACCGAATATTGTGGGCAAAACCAATGGAAAAGTTAATCCTCCACTAAATGTGACTAACTGTTCAATATGTTCTTTTTCTGAACGCCAATAAGGATCCGGACAAATGAAATCCACCAATGCCGTTTGAAATAAGCTTTGTCGGTTCTCCTCAGTAGCTGAATATATAGGAACATGATTAACTAAAGCTGTAATTTCTCTAACTTTATCGCCAATCGTATAAGTAAGCGTCCCGGGTCCTAACTTTGGATTCAGAATTTTAGCAAGAAACGTTCTTTTTTCAGAAATATCTTCGTTGCCAGTTCCTAATATTAATATTTCAACAGAAATTTCTCTGGTGGATAGGTTCGAAGAAATATAAGTCATGCCATCTTGATATGGAGATTTTTGAGTTTGTATTTCAGCATCAACATCACCTAATCCATTCAACCCAGTAAAGGCATATGTTAAACCGTCAAAATTTAGAGATTCTGTTTTGGAATTTGTAAACCTCAATTTTTCTATCATTATTTCACCTTCCAGTCAGAGCTAATTGACGACTTGCTCTTTTCATGGCACGAGCATTTTCACTTGGAGAAGTCGGATCAGGACTTACAATTGTGATGTGTTGAACTAAACCTTGTCCAATACTCATTGTTTCTGCTATGCCTTTTCCAATCGCACCTAATGTACTTTCATTTAAAGGTAAAACAGCTTCAGGTCCTGCTTCTCCACCAGCCATTAGGTTATTACCATTCCTTCCAAATATAGTAGGTGTAGTCATGATTCCGCCTTTAGCATACCAATCAATACTTAACTTCGGAACAGATGGTGGTTTTAAACTAAAAGCTCCAGACAAGCTAAAATGGGGTAAAGGTGGCATATCTATTTTAGGAATACTCAACTTCATATTCGTAAAGAACCCAGTAATAGAATTAACAATTTCCATGATCTTGTCTTTAGCTTCAACTATGGGACTTAATATCTTTTCTTTCGCAGCGTTCATTACTTCACCAGCACGATCACGTAAATTAGTAAACCGATTAATTGCTTCATCTTTTAATCCGGTTACTTTACCAACAAATTCATCTTTTAACTCATTAACTTTACTAATTGCATTCGTTTTCAAAGCTGAAATGACTTCAAATGCTCCATCCTTCAACCCCATAAATTTAGCAATTCCTCCTACTACTAATTCATTGAATTTATTTATTGCTCCATCTTTTAGGTTCATAATCCAAATCACAAAATCTGCTGCTAATTTTGGCACTACTTTTGATAACCAAGCAATAAACTGTATCCATTTATCCCCGACCCAATCTGTTATGGCTCCCCAATTTTTAATAATTACAATTATAAGAGCAATCGCAGCTGCTATTCCCAAAACAATAGCAATGATTGGTAATAAGGAAATGTTTAATGACATAAATGCTGCCGCTACCACTAATATGAGAGGAGCAAGGACAATGGCTATCCCAATTATTACACTGAAAACTGTAACAAAAGTTTGCATAGGACCGGGTAAACTAGTGAACCAACCACTTAAAGTCTCAAAGGCACCAATGACTTTTGGCAATACATCAATAGCTAAATCGGTTAAGCTTTGACCTAATGGAACCAAACTGGTTCCTAACTCACGTATCGATGATTCCCACTTTTCACCCGGTGATTTTTCTGCCATTACATCTGCTTTTCCGTTAATATTATCGATTGCTCCACCTGTTAGTGCAAATGACTTTACTGCTTTTACTCCCATGTCTTCATACATGGTTCCAAAAGCAGACGTACCCATAAGAAATTGTTTTTGTTTGTCGTTTGTACTGGCAATATCTTTACTAACCGAAGCAAATACTTCTGCAGCTGTCGCTTTTCCGTCTTCATATTGTTTGAACAAATCTTGAGTTCCCTTACTAAATGCATCAATATTATCTTTTATCTGACCATCGTTTAAAAATATTCCAAATTCTTTGACTGCATCCGCTGCTAAAGTAGCATTGAAAGATCCATCTACTAAACCATTATTAATGATGTTTAGCATTTCTTCGGCACTGAATCCTGCTTGAGCAAACTGAGGTGAAAATTCAGCTAGTACATCCATAAAATCTTCACTTCGGTTTAATCCATTAACATATCCCGCTGAAATTAAATCAGTAGCTTTAGTACCGCTTATTCCAAAATTTATCATCATTTGTTCAGCACCGCGAACGTTTTCTTGAACATCAGTACCAGTACGCTTTGCAATAATTGTTATATTATTTGTTAATTTTTCTAACTCTATATCATTCAAATCTTTAAATGTTCTTTTAACTAAAGCAACTGCTAAAGTCGCTTCTTCCATGGATCCGACAACACCATTTTTAAACACTTCAATTACCACTTCATTTAATTTTTTAGCTTCTTCTGCAGTTAATCCCAAGTTAGCCTGTAAGTTTGTTTGTGAGTCGCCAAATTGCAAAGCACTATCAAAAGCAGCTTTCCCTACTTCTATCAACTTTCCGGCAACGCCTTGCAACAATTCAGTTGCTTCAAGTAAATTATTTAGGTCCATCTTTTTACCAAGATCATCTAAACCGTCTCCAGCATCTTTACTGCTACTTTCAATTCCGTCAAGAGAACTACTAAACTTTTTAATAGTTGTCCTTGCGTCATTCAGCTTTGATTCCATTTGCAGGACTTCAATACTATTTTCGCCATAGACTTTCTTAGTGTCACTCAATTGATTTTCGAGATTTACAATTGTCCTTTCAGTTAACTTGGTTTGAGCGGCCAATTGTTTCTGAGCCAATTCTACTTTTTCTGATTCGGAAGCATTATCACCAAGTTCTGCATTTTGGAGCTTAAAGGAACTTGTTAGGGCCTTTTGTTCAGCTTCAAGTAACTTACTTTCACCTTTTAACTTATCAAGCGTCTGCTGAGCTTCACGTGCTTCTTGTGCTTGGTCAGACAATCCGTCATTCACACGTTCTAAGGATTGTTTTAATTTAATCTCTGCATTTTCCGCGTTCAATAATTTACCGTACATTTTATTCAGTTCGTTAGAAGTTGTGTTAGTGTCCTTCGACATTGCTTCAAACTCACCAGATAACATTTTGGTTCGTTTTTGAGCACCTTCCATTTGTATCTCAAGCTTCTTTTTTTCCGCTCTTAATTTATCTGTTGCAGATGCATCTTTCCCCATTGCGTCAATATGGTTTTTATACTCTTTCGCTGCAGTATTCATAACGTTATTAATCTGAGTTAAGGTTTCAGCATACTTTACCTGGCCATCCATCTTAAAATTAAGGACAACGTTTTTTGCCTTATCAGCCATTTTCTCACCTTCTTTTTATATGAATGGTGTTTGATCTAATGTGTAAATTTGTTTAGGTTTCGTTTCCACTAAAGCTTTAGGATTGTGATATCGAAGATGCATAATAAACTGTTTCATCAGATGGTTTGGTGTGATGTCAAAGAAATCAGGCATGCTTAAACCAAGAAGCGTATTCCCAACATAAAAATAAAAGTCCCAATCCAGTTCATTGGATTGAGACTTAGTGTTGGAAAATACGTTCATTACTTTTTTTCTTGTTTAATTTTCATCATGTCTGACTTTTGAAAGTTTTGATTATTGAAGATGTGGAATGTCTTTTCAAAAATATTGGGTAAGTCACTTAAAGGAATTGCGCTTTCCACTTCCGCGATTGTGCAATCTGTTCCTGCACTTCGCATCATGGCATAAATTAATGCATTCATAAGCTTGATTTCATTTTTACCTAATGTGATAGATCCTTTTTCCAACATCTTGTTAATATCTTGTTCAAATACATGATATGGTTTTCCATACGCTTCTTCTACGTAAGGAAATGATTTGAATGTAAACATCACTGGGATAGTAACTCCTTGTACCTGAATAGTATCCCGATTGATATTAATATTTACTAAATCGCTTAGTTTAGCCATTTATGTTCCCCCTAGACTATTGTTAAAGTAGATGTTCCAATCTTCGTTGCATCTTCTACAGATGTTGCTGTGATGGTTGTAACTTCACCCGCAATTGCACCTGCTAATACTGTAGCGAGACCATTTTGGTCTATAGTTGCTACTGTTGTATCTGAACTTGACCAAGTAACGGATGTATCTGTTGCATTAGTTACTGTTGCCGTAAACTGTTTAGTTCCCCCAGCTGGACTAGTGGCATTTGTTGGGCTAGTCTCAACTGTTATGGGACTACTGGGAAACAATGTTTCTAATTGTGATTGATCAGCAACAACTTGTGCCATAAACTCTTCAGCTGTAATTCCTAACGCACTATCACGAGCAGAGTTAAAATCTACTTTTGTTACGTTATTAAAAAGAAGTGGTGAAGCTGTCATTACTAATTGTTGAGTTGGGATAGTTGATTCTTCATTGTTGGTAGTGAATGTTTCTTGTGGCGGTGTCGCTTGAACTCGTGGATACCAACGAGCAATTTTAGAGCCGTCATTCAATGGCGCAATAAAACCTACTGCAAAATAAGGATATTCTTTTGCATTGGACGTTTCAAAAATAATTCCCTTTGATGCTAAGAAACCATTAATTTTATCCATTACTTCTACTGGTAAAGCTGTATGATCTAATGTCAAAGTGTGTGTACTGTTCTTAGTGACACTTACAAATAATTTATTAGAAGCCCATTTAGTAGCAGTAGTTTGGTTACCCGCTATTCCTATTGTTTCTATCGTAGGTAGACTATAAATTTGTGCATCATATGTTGGGATAGCAGATGCAGTATCTTTTAATGCGGTCATAAAAGCAATAAATAGATTCTCTACCCCTACCGGATATAACATTTCTTGTGCTTTTGGCATTCAGTATCATCCTTCCATTTTCTTAATTATTTTGTTGGTCATAATATCAGCTACTTTGTCAGATTCAGCATCAAACGTATGCCTGACAAAGTGTTGACCTTTTACCTTACCTTTTCCATTTGCTTTTTTGTGTCCATGTTCAACCATGTACCAATAAAAAGCATCATCTTCAAATTCAACAGATACCATTTCGTTTTTGACAACCACTTTCAATCTATCTTGAAGATGGTTATTTGTATTCCTTTCTGAACGTTTTATACGAGGTTTTAATTTCTTTACAAAGTATTCCGCTGCCTCTTCCAATACATCTTTTCCAACATCCTTATTCACCTTTAACAGTGTATTTATTTCTTTCAAAGCATCTGCAAACCCATTGTTATTAACCATTGACACACCTCACATAAGTAATGAATTGTGTTATTTTGGTATCGTTTTCGTCATAAGGCAAACCTTCAAACATGGAGTATTCCACTCCATGCTGATTGAACACTTCTTTCAGAGGTTCGTAGTCTGTTTCAATTCCATCCGTGATAAAAGCAATTTGATAGAGAGGCAATGACTTCCATACTTTTGATGAAGAACGCTTATGAGTTTCATTAACGTATTCATAAACAATATAAGGATAAATTGCCGTTGTTGGTGGCTCATCACGATACACTTTAATAGTCGGCTCCAATAGTTTCATGATGGATCGCAATTGCTGAAAATTAATTTGCATAGGACAGTGACACCTCCATCAAACGATCTTGCTCACGTACATAAATCCGTTCAATGTTATAAATCCTGTCGGATATTTTAATTCGATAATTTTTTTGATTAGTTTCAATCTCGCGATCAATACGAGTTTCAATTTTCTTCATCACTTCATTTGTATCTTTAGTGGTGAATTTATCCGTTGCCGTAACACCAATGTTGTTGTACTTCAAATCCCTAACTTTCGGATATCCCATCACAACTCGATCAGTATCAGAGTCAGTTACTTCACCAAGGGTACATAATTCAGCGGTCCACTTGAGGTTATTAGTTTGTCGTTTCGACATCACTGAACACCTCCTGAACAAACAAAGGTGTCATTGCATCTAGCGCTTCACCTAACTCTTTTTCCGATACTCGATACTCATAAAAAATACCTGCAACCATAATAATTAGATATTCCGTTTGTAAACCAGTCGCATTTTTTACATATGTTTTTGCTTGAGTAATATAAAAAGGGAGCATGGTTTCATCCATGCCCTCCTCCCAATGCATATGTGATTTTAGTTTAACAATATATTCAGCATCAGTCATATGACATCATCCTTACAATCAGATTGGTTTAACTGCTCCTACTTCATAACGGTAAACCGCAGGTTCAAATGGAGAATACACCAATTGTCCATCAAGCAAGTTATAGATTTGGTAACCAATTTTATTTGTTCCTGCAAATTTTTCAATTAATTTTTGAAGCTGCATACCACCGATAACATCTTGAATGTGGAAGGCTTTCAAGTCACCGAAGTAGAATACTGGCTTTGTAGAGTCAGTACCATCTGCAGCATCTGTAAAGTCTAATTTGTGTCCAAGTAATTTGTAACCTACTCCATCAGTTGCATCTTGATGTAATAGTGGACGTCCAGTAGTGTCAGTCATATCTTCAAGAATAGTTAGAGCAGCACGGTTAACAATCCACATTGATTTTTTAAGCACTTCTGTAACGGGTTGTCCCTTAACTTTTACCAATTGAGAATAAAGTTTTTGCGAATATCCTGCAGCAGTGATGTCAACCGCCGTTGTTTCATAAAATGTAACTGATTTCTTAGCAAGAGCACCTGGATTTTCATTGCCAACATCATCGCCCTTGAACATATAGGTAGTTTCTTTACGAACATAGGCTTTCTTCAATTCTTCGATTACAATTTCTTCTACATTCACACCAGACATTGCAATCAGTTTCTTAGTAACTGTTGCTAGTGCGTCGAATTCAGATGGAGACAATAAAATTTCATCGAACTCAATATCTGTTTCTGTAATCTCAGCAGTACGTTCTGTTTTCGAAACATTTGCAGTCGCTTTGCGCACAAGGACAGGATATTTCACGTCGCCTTTTGTTCTGTGTACTGTACCGTATTTACGAAGTAAGTTTTCTTCTTGAGCGTAAGTAATGATTTCACTCGCGATTACTTCAGGAATGACTACTGATCCGTTATTTGTTGCGACACCTAAAGAACGTGCCTCGGATTCTGAAATTCTACCAACCACGAAATTAGCAAAGGCAGAGCGAATTTCTTGCTCACGTTTTTTTGTGGATTTTGCACTACGAGTAGAAAGGGCCGATTGAATAGATGCCGTGATTGCTGAACGTTGTTCGGGTGTGATAGCGGCACCACGTTGTTCGTGATCATCGCCACCTACATCGCCTTCTCCACTTTCGCCATCTCCACCATTGGGTTCTCCATCACGACCTTCCTCACCTTCGCCATCTCCGTCATCACCATCTTCATCAGCAAGTTGTGTTGCGATGTCTTCTAACTGCTTTGTGATTTCTTTAATTTCATCTTGGATAGCTGGTAAATCCGCTGCGCGTGTTTCAGGATTTTCAACTGTTGTATTTAATACCGTTAAACGCTCTTTGTTCCGTTTTTGTAAAGCAAGCAATAATTCTCTGTTCATATTAATATTCCTCCAGTAATTGTTTAATTTGTTTTAATATATTTATTCTCAATTCTACTTCTCTACCAATTTCTTTACTACGCACTAGGGACACTTCTGTATCTTCATAGGCAGGGATGGACACGACCGAAATTTCGAATAATTCTACTTCAGTTATTGTTCGAGTTGCAGGTTCAACTGAATAATCCCATATTTCTTCAGTTGGGAAAAATCCGAATGAGCATTGGTTAATGTCACCACGTCTCATACTTTCTCCTAAATCACGGGCAACCGTTGTATTAGGAAGCTCCACCTCAAACTTCAAACCTCGCTCATCTTCTTCGAGTCGAAGAGTACCGCTTTTGGTTCGACCAAGAACGTTGTTCCAATCATGATTAAATAATGCTCGAATGTCTCCATTTTCTGAAAGAGATCGAGCAAAAGATCCAGGCGCAATTATCTCTTCGAAAAAGTCACCAATGTTCGTTTTAGAATTAAAAACAGAAGCATAACCACTTATCAAAACTGGTTGCGCTTCTGTTCCGTCTCTTGTCTTCAATTCGGTGATGTCAAATGTCCGCGTTTCCCTCTTCTTTGTCATTTTCATCACCTCCCTTCAATGAATCATCCGTAGCTTTCTTCTCTCCAATTTTGGATAAGTCGTTTGAAATATAGATAGCTTGTGTCTCTGGAGTATTTTGTTTAGGGAACCCCAACATTTCAGCAACGTTGTCTGGACATGTAATACCTGTACGAACAATATTGTATCCAATATTTGTTTTAGTGCTATAAGTGACAAAATCCAATACATTAATTTTCGCTTTAACTCTAAACTTCGAATCTTTTCCAAAAAAAAGAAGAGTCAAATGCTCTTCAAAAATTCTCATTATTGGTTTTGCTGCTTTATTGTGTAAATACATCATTGCTTTTTCTAAATCAGATTTAATTAAAGCTTGATAAGTGTCAACATTGATACCTAAGAACTTCCCAAGATCCTTCTTGTAAATATTGAGATAAGCTAAAATCTTATCATCTTCAATTGGTGACTTCATAGCATCGATGCTGTATCCCTTTCCTAGTGGAATCATTTTAATAGACCTTGATACGTCAATGGCTTCTAACTGGTCTAATATTGCCTTAATCAATTTGGATTGAGCGCCATTCTGGGGATTGATATGAGCATCTAACTTTAACAAGAATGCGAGTAGACCACCCTTTTTATATTTATCGGTCAAAACTTTTTCAGCATTCATAACGCCTTCTAATGTGTTCTTGCCTAATCTCTTCAAACCGACACCGTTTAAGTGGTTGGTACCCATGTTTTTAACATGCCTAATCATAAACGAAGGAATTTTATTATTTCCTATTTTGAAATGCTCAATCAATTTACTATCAAGCTCTGTCGAGACTCCTGATGCAAGATGTAATTGATCACCATCAAGAACCGGAAATACTTCACCATCTATCAAATAAGTATTCGTCATGAGTTTTAAAAACTCAGAGCGAGTTAAATAGTTATTTGGATTTTGTAAAACTTTCATCATCTGATGATGCTTGACTTCAGTACCATTTTCTTCAACGGTCCACTCTGCCAACATGATTTGATTAGATATGTCTTGCAGTAGTTCATATACATCAGATGATTCCAAAACATTCTCATCGTTTAAATAAATCCCGTTGTAACGAATAGAATTGTTATAAATGTCGTCAAACCATCCTCGTCTTTCCACTTTCTGATATAAATAATTGGAGAACCTTTGTCTTAAACCCACCTTATCACCTCGCTTTAATTTGTACATTGTCGTTCGAACCTGGACAATAGGAGAGAAATTGAATAACTTCCTTAACGGTAGATTTCGCTAATCAAATCATCCATGCTATTTACGTCTAGATCATCCATTTGCATCATTGTTTCTTTATGGGCAACTAAAAAAGCGACAAATCCGTCTATTTTCTTTTTGGATTGTCGTTTACTTGGTCCCTTCATCCCGTTAAAGTTTGTAACCACAACAAGATTTAACGCACAATACACAAACAATGGATTATCAGTAATTAATCTTTGTTCATAAAATAATCTTTCTGCATCATCAATCATGGCGTTCATAACATTCGGATACTGATTGACACAAATACATTCGAGACCAAGATTTTCACATTTTTCTATAAGCTTCGCTGACATAGCTGGGTCGTAATTCAACTGCTGCACATCATAAATCTCCATGCATTCAATGATATATTCCATGACTTGGTCTTGGTCAATCATCTTCCCATCACAAAAAGTGACAAATCCACGCTCTGCTAATTCTTGATAGGGTACATTGTCTTCTTTTTCTCTAAACTCAATATCAGCATTTGGAATAAAGTACATTTGCTTAACTTTTAGAATGGATCTACCTTCTTCGTCATATGTTGGGAAATTTAAATCCACACATGTTAAGTCAGTGGTTTTCGATAAGTCGAGACCAAGATAACATGTTTCACCAGTTAAATCACCAAGCTCTTCTGTAGTTACTAAAACATGTTCTACTTGGTCCTGCTCAAAGAAATTTTCAGCCCCATTTACAAATACATTAAGATGTTTTGATAAAAACTCTGCTTTCTTATGGGCTGAACGTTGAGCTGTAATAAATTCATTTTCCAACGCACTCATAGTTACGGATATGCCAATGTTTGGATTAACCATTGCCCATACTTTTCTATCCTTCCAGTCATATCCTCTATCGGGTTCAAAGATCATCACGAAACTTGAATCGTTGTCATCATTCTTCAATACTTCTTTAGCTTCACGATAAACTCGCATACCAACTGAAGAAGAACCTTTACCCGCAGTAGAAATATTGAACATTAATGCTTCATTACGTGAAATTTGTGCTGACTTAAAGTTGTCGTATTGATCCATGTTTTCTTGTGCATGTAGTTCATCGTTCAAAACAAAATGAGGATTTGAGCCTTCAATAGACTGAATGTTTTTAGACATTACAATAAATTGATTCTGATAGGCAAAATCCTCATGAATATAATCATATATGACAGATGAAATTGTTCCTTTAGGACCCTTATAAATATGGGATGCGTTCATAAGTACATCGTGATTCAAAATGGTGGAGGCAAATGGTTTTGCAGCATATTGAGCCTGGTTGAAATCACTTGCACAACAGTAACAGTCTGCACTTAATACACCTTCACCGAACATGGAATATCCCAATGCACCCACAGCAACCAATGTTTTACCATTCTTTTTTGGAACTTGAATATAAGCTTCTCGAATTACACGGACTGTTTTATCTACTTCGTTTTTATGAACCCAGCCATATATATTTGAGTACGCAAACTTTTCCCAATCCTCTAATAAAAACGGTTGACCTGCTAAACTACCTTTTGTATGTCTAACAAATGTTTCAACCCAGTCCATCATTTCATTTGCACGATCAACGTCGAACCATATATCTTTGCGCTTTTTCCACTTATAATACCTATTCACCATATCTCTAATGGTTTTCGGATACTTCTTAGGATTTCTTTTTACTTGTTTTGCGTAAATATCAGCATAGTTGACGTTTTGTTCTATAACCACATACGTCCACCACCTAAGATTTACGCCATTTGTTTCGATGTGCAGCTAGCTCGTCGACTTCTTTTGCTTCAGGCTTTGTCATTTTCTCATTTACTCGCACTGATGAACCACCAGTAACCATACGACCTTTTGCTTTATTTGTTAAACCGAGCAAGTCCAAAGCTTTTGTTTTTTTGTCAGACCATGTTTCCACCTGTTGAGCAAGTGGATGTTTTGAGTTATTTGTTGCCCCTACTTTATTAGTATGACGTTGTGTAGAAGGGAAACCTTTTTCTTTCCATTCAATGTACATCGTCTGATAAATTTCAAAAATATCTAAGTAAGATTCAATCAACGGATCCAAAGTGAGTGTGTAAATATCAGCCTCACGCATGATTTTTAAAATACGGTTTTTTTCACCCTCTGTTTTTTCAACAACCATTTGCTGTCGCTGTTTTTTCGTAGACAAATTTACACTCCCCCCTTTGTTTTTTATTTTTTGGTCTAGCGAGTGAAACGCCCCCATAGCTACCTATCTTTCCCAAATGCGAAAAATTATTTTTGGGTAGGGGGGCTATCCGAAATAGGATGCAAAAACTTTTCTTTTTTCATCCTTGTTTTCTTCATCGATATGGCATTTAGGACAAAGCAACATAAGATTGTTCGGTTCAAGACTTAATGTAATATCTTTCTTGACTGGTACTATGTGATGTACGTGAGCTAGCCTTCCGAATACAAAGCTCTTACATCTTTGACAACAACCTCGTTCTCTTTCGTAAACGAAAGTCCTTATACTCTTCCAAGCTTTTGAATTATAAAAGCTTTTATTTTCATGATGGTATATATCCTTTTTCTTTTGCTTTTTTCTAATGGATTGTTTAGATCGTTTATGTTCAGTACATAGACGACCTTTGCTTATCTTGTTGGAGCAACCGTTAAAGTCACAGTACTTCATTCATCCTCAACTGCAACCAGTGCTTCCTTGATATTCTTACGAATCGTTTCTTCCTTCTTAACATTGAAAGCCAATTCAATATTGTTTTCTTTAGCGAACTCACGAAGTTGAGCTTCATCCATTTCATCTAGGTTAATATCTTCTGATATATTTACTTGTTGGCTATTGATAGTTGCTTTATCCCTATCCTTAGCAAGTTCAGTAGCAGCTACCATTGACTTAGGATTCTTAGTTACTTCAAAATTAGGCTCGCTCCCTGTAGGCACAAACAATACTCTCTTTTCCTCATTGTCCCAATACTCCGTACCAGCTGCAGTCTTTCTAATTTCTGATTTCATTATTTTCTCTCCATTTCAAAATTGAATTTTATTTACTCTCTCACTATTAGGTGGCAAGTTCTCCCGACGTTCTATTTCCATACCATTTATTTAACATATCTATAGTATTGTTAAATTTTTTTAACTCTTACAAATGCCTATAAATCAATGTTTCTTAAATTCTTTAAAAAATAATTTGCAAACCCATGTTTGAAGGTTAAATTATTCAATAATTTGTTGTATTTACAATCATTTATAACTTTTATAGACATAAAAAAGAGCATGCTTTTGCACACTCTCCACAGGTTATTAACTTGTCCACAGGTTATTAATCTCTCTATCAATGGTTTCTTGGTCTACACCAATATAAACCAATGTAATATGTTCTTCTCTGTGATTAAATATTTTTTGCAGTCTAGCAAGGTTTTTATACTTGACGAATTGTAATATTAAGTGCAACACCTAAATCAAAATAAAAGAAGCCCATAATGACCTGACCTCGTGTAAAATGTAGTTACCACACAACATTTAAACGGAGGAAATCATTATGAGCTACTCACAT